TGAGGGACACTCCGCCAGTAGCTTATTGAGTTTCTTTACCCAGGCTTTTTCCTGTTTCGTCAAAGTAGCCATATCACTCCCCCTTAACCTTGATGCCAGCGGTGCGTATTTCGTGTATCGCATTGTCATTACCAGCACACCAACCCTCGGCATAATCCCGGCTGAATCCGCTCATGTGCATGACTTCTCCAACGCTGAGTTTTGACAGGTTGACCTCCCGCGCCTCCAGTTCTGCTATGCGCTGCTGGGCTTCATGGTACGCATCAAGCAGTATGTCGAAACAATTGCCGTCGTTCAGTATTTGGGCCAGTTCAGGTTTCCACGCTACGCAGTCATCATCCGGGTCTTGCATGTTGTAGACGTAAGTATCAAAGGCACCCATAAAGCGCCCGAATCCACCTTTGTCGTCTACCAGCACTTGCCAGGAGCGGAGAAGGAACAGTTTTTTGGTCACGATCTAAATCTGTCCGGGATAGCTCATCGGCGATAATGCTGATCTCACTACCGTGCCAGCGAGCATCATTACGTTGCGCCGCATGAAACAGCTTCCAGAAATACTCAGTTTCTTCCTGGTTCGGGCGGCATTGCTTCAATGTATGGACTGTCATGCTGCACCTCCAAAAATCCATTGGTTACCTGCGTGCGCGTGGAATTTGCAGGACGTGTCAGGCATAACCAACTCATGAACCACTTCGCCTGTTTCAACAAAGTAGTAGTTGCTGTCTGTAACGTTGTTGATGAAGAATGCCTCACGCTCGCGCCATGACATCTCACCGAGAATACGCTGCACCTTTTTGGTGATTGGTCGGTAATCAGGTTCTATGCCAGCCAGTTTTGCCGCCGCGTAGTTGTGGTGGCCATCCATCAGGATGGTGTATTGCTGCCCACGCAGAACTATCGGGTAAACAGATACGATAAAACGCTTAAATCTTGCCGCTCTGTCGCTTACCTTTGCCTTGTCGAGGTAGCGCTGACTGCTGATAAGCGGACCTTTGATGTTGCTCATTGGCCCTTTATCGGTGATTACTTTTTCAATATCTAATGCAGTTATCATGATCTGACTCCCTTTAGTCCGAATTTGGCCCGAATTTCTGCAATCTTCGCGAGGTTTTGCGCGCGGTTTAGTGGTCTGCCACCAAGAACAGGAAGCTGCTTAACTGGCTCCGGGATCACCTCTCCACGGTTTATCCTGGTAACCATGTGGTTGAGTTCTTCGACTGCCTTGCGGCGCAACTCGGTATCACTAAGAGCGTTAGCTCGCATGTTTGAGTACAGTGTGGTGACAAGCCAGTAATGGGCTTTGGATTCCCATGGATATGATTCTGCATCCGGGTATAAACCACGCGTGCGGCAATACTGGTAAACCATATCGACCAGTTCATTGGCATCAGGAAGCCCGGCAGCAGTTGTCAATTCAGCCTTACACCATGCGACGAACTGGCCTGGAGACGGAAGAAACGGACGTTCCTGACGGCGGGCGACACGCATTCCGGCCGCAACTTGCTCCATGGTGGTGATGTCGTTCTCACGGAAAGCCAGAACCCACTGACGCCGGATTTCGTTCATCTCAGCCTGGCTGCGATTAGCTGTGGTAGCAGGGAACGCTGCCATAAGCTGACTAAACACGTTGTTGATGACCTTAGCAACCTGCTCAACTTGCGGCTTATCGTCATGCTGTTCCGGCATGTTGTTGGCAATACGGCGCATCTGCTCACGGTCAAAATTAACCATCTGCGCAGCAATGTTTTTCATAGCTCCACTCCGTATATCCAGTCAGTGTTATTTAGGTCAAGTTTTGGCTTAGAGGCAGTTGTGCCAGTCTGTTGCTTGTTGCGGTTGATATCGAGTTGAGTCCACTTTTCGCGGAGCTTTGCCGGGCTAATGACGTTGCCAGCCCAGAAGCTGTCATGGCACGCCCAGCGAAACAGCACGCACATGTCGCGATGTGTTCGTCCGTCACATTCACGCATCAGGCGTATATCGTTAGCCCATCCTGCCAGGTTAGGTTTTCTGGCTGATGGAGAAATGGTTTTTATCAGGTCAAACATCCACTCGGCAGCAGTTAGGTCTTCAGCAGTTCCCCACTTGTTGCCTCTCTGAATCGCTGCTTCGGGTTTTAGGACATGAGGTTTCTTTCTTGGCTTGTCAGAGGATTCGTCAGAATTCTCTGACGTAGATCTTTTAATATTGTCTTTTGTTAGTTTGTCTTTTGTGGTTAGCAACTTCTGCTTAGGTGCGTTAGCAACTTCCGCTAAGGTTTTCTTAGCAGGTTTAGCTAATGTTTTGCAGAATCCGTTATTTTTAGTTTGCCACTCGGAAATATGGATATTCATACCAACCCTGCGGCCTTCCTGAATCAGTACCTTCTTCCTGATCAGACTGTTTTTTGCTGTCGAGCAATGGGTATGATGCTTCTGAATCATCTCCTCTAACTGCTCGTTGCTGATCCAGTCCATTTTCTTGTTGTATCCATACGTTTTGCGCCATACGGCCATCAGGATGCACAGCTCAGTCTCCGGCAAACCAGAACACATCACGGCATCCAGAAGTTCATTTGCCAGGCGCGTATAGCCATCATCGAGATCTGCCACGCGCGGCTCCTTAGGTGCCACGTCAGGCACAGGAAAATTGATTACTTCGGCAGTGTTTGCCATAATTACTCCTGTGAATTGATCCAGTTAATTCCACCAGAAAGCCGTTGGTGACCCCTCACCGCGGCTTTCGCCTTTTTGGTTGCTGTCATTTTCAGCCCCACCCCAGCGCATCCGGCCTGGCTCGTTCAGCCTTTAGCCCGGCATCAGCGAGAATCTCTACGGCTGTGAGATAGTTTCTGGATACCAGTACCGCCTCCGGTGGCGCGGCCTGAATCCCAAGAAAAGCCAGCTCTTTCGCCATGTTGCAGAAATATCCCTCAGCTTTACGCCTGCTGACTGTCGACTCGCTGATGCCCATATGCTCGGCGTATGATTTCTGCCCTACTGATGCAAGTCGGTTGAGCAGGACACTCTCTATCTCAATCGGGTTGATTTCTGGTGGGTCTAACTTTCGTGCAATTGCGTTCTCCATGGGTAAATATCCTCTATGGTTATTTGGCTGATGCCTCTTGGCTTGGTAAGCCATCTGTTGGGTTTGGATACATGTCAGGGCGAAGTTCGTGTGGGGTGATGCCAGTTACATGAAAAATGGGGAAAACTCGGCCTTTAGGTACAACACCACCGTAACGTTTTTTCCAGTGACTAATTGTCATTGACGAAACACCGAGCTTTTCTGCCAGCTTTGAAGAATTGCCGGCAACTTGTATGGCTTTTTCTAATGCGTTCATAAACCACTCCTTAGAAGTTACAAACAAAATTAAACATTATGTTTAGTTTAAAGTCAACATTATGAATGTTGAGGAGATAAACTTTTAGTTTAGAATTTCGATATATGAGAAAAAACACACACCAAACTGACAATCCGCAGGTTCGGCGGTTAAATGAGATCATTGAGAAGAAGCGCATATCCAAAGCGGATATAGCGAGGATCTGTGGTGTGAGCGCTCAATCGGTCAACAACTGGTTTGTCAGGGGAGCAATAGGTAAAAGCTCTGCAATAAAACTTGCCGATGCGCTTGGCGTTAGCCTGGAATGGGTTTTAGGACAAGACGTGGATGCCAAAGATGGTTTGAGGCACGACGAACGGAGACTGTTGGAACTCTACAACCAACTACCAAATGAAGAAGAGCAACAGAACATGTTGCGGATCGTCTCCCTGCGCCTGAAGGAACTAGACGAGCTGTACGCGAAGTATATGGGGCGGCGGATTAAGGGTGATGCGGAGTAATACGCCACAGATCTACAGGAAGCACGGTTGAGGGTTTAACATATGGAAAGAATTTCTTTTTTATACGTATCTCAAATCTTTCCCGGAAAGATAGCCCGCTCGCTGAACTACCCGCAGCCATGGATAAAGCCAGATGAGCAATCAGGTAAAATTAGCATTGATGTTTCTTTTGGTTTGATCATCAGAACCAAAGTAAATTATCGCGTTGATGTCGATTTATTTTATGGCGATCAAAGGGTTGAATTTGGAAGCAATCAGTCTCTTCAAACAGACCCTATCGTTGCGGGTACAACTTCTGGCAATGAATCTGTAAGCATTGAAAATATGTCAATTATGAATATTCACGCTGAAAATGAAGGGGTTTACAGAGTAACCTTATCCCTCCACGTGGTTGACGACAATGAAAGTAGTCGAATGATTCATAATAGCGAGTGTTTTTTCTATTTATCAAAAGAATGGAAGCTTTGACATGTCACGATCAGCTTTTGTTATGCGAGAAGCTAAAGTTGCCAACGAAGAATACGGCGTGCATAATCCGAACCATGGTTATGGTGGCGGTGACGGCGGTGGAGGCAGCATGACGGAGCGACTAGAACGACTCGAAAAAAAAGTCGACTCGATTGAGTCAACTTTGTCACGGCTTAATGAAACCCTTACACGCATCGATAATAAATTTGAACGTGTAGACGACCGATTCAACGCAATCGACAAACGATTTGATGAAGTCGACAAGCGTTTTGACGCCGTCAATAAATCTCTTTCAGAAAAAATTAATACCTCAGTAAAACTCACTGAAGCAAACACGAAAACGACCGTAGCAGAAGCCAAACTAGCAATAATTTTAGCCATTCCTGCCATAATTGGTGCTGTATATACAGCATATAAACTACTTACCAAACAGTAGAGAACCCGGCCACCGAGCCGGGTTTTTTATTGCCCTTTCCTCACCATAGCAGCCGCGTCCCGCAATACACCTTTGTGAATAACGTTCCCGACTCTCCTCCGCTTCTCCTCCAGACGTTCAACGATCGCATCACGGTTAATCACTACGCCGTCGATTATCAATTCGACCACAGCGCCGCCAATCTCACCCGCAATGAATGCCGCACGGTCTTCTTCCAGCTCGTCACGATCCATAGCTAACCCTCTTTGATGATTTTATGACCATATGAAACCTTAAAATACATACTACCCACACCACCCCCTCCCAACAAATAAACAATTTGTTTATATAAAAACACTCATTATGTTGACACACTAATAAACATTGTGTTTAATTAATCCATAGCAACAACGAACCACCCAGGCAGGACGCCCACGAAGTAGCCGTCCGGGGCATACGAAGACCGGAATGAGGTGGAAAAGTTAACGCGCAGAAGGTTTAAAACGTTCCGCTGGCCGGGCGATATCGGCATGAGGATGAGATGACTAATTACGGCACAACAACATTACCAAGAACCAGCGTTGTACCGGGAATGCTGGTTAAGTACCAGGGGCGCACGTACCGCGCATCTGCAAACGTAGGAAAAGGATTGTACCTGTTTACCCTTTTCGAACGCCTGCGGACAACCAACGACGAGATCGAGGTTTACCTCAACCAACACGGCAAACCTGCAACCCATTAGCAGGAAAAACCAGCAAAACGAAATACTGCACAGATTCTGGCAGCCCACATGGTGTCGGGGATTCTGCAAACCAAATTCAGGAGTTCAGCCATGAACGCATATCTCACTTACGACCGGATCGAGGCTCAGAACTGGACCCGGCATTACCAGCAAATCGCCAGAGAAGAGAAAGAATCCGAGCTGGCTGACGACCTGGAGAAAGGACTGTCGCTTCACATGCTGGAGTCGCTGTGTATGGACGAGCTACCGCGTCACGGCGCCAACAAAAAAGCGATCAGCCGGGCATTTGATGACGATGTCGAATTCCAGGAGCGCGCGTCGGAGTTTGTGCGGTACATGGTTGAGGTGTTTTCCCGGCATCAAATTGATATTGAATCAGAGGAATGAGACAAATGAGCACAGCACTCGCAACACTGGCAGGAAAACTGGCTGAACGTGTAGGAATGGATTCTGTAGATCCGCAGGAACTGATCACCACATTGCGCCAGACAGCTTTTAAAGGTGACGCCAGTGATGCGCAGTTTATTGCGCTACTGATAGTCGCCAACCAGTACGGTCTTAATCCGTGGACGAAAGAAATTTACGCCTTTCCTGATAAGCAGAACGGGATCGTCCCTGTGGTGGGTGTTGATGGCTGGTCCCGTATCATCAACGAAAACCAGCAGTTTGACGGTATGGATTTTGAGCAGGATAACGAATCATGTACATGCAGGATTTACCGTAAGGACCGTAACCATCCGATCTGCGTTACCGAATGGATGGATGAATGTCGCCGGGAACCATTCAAAACCCGTGATGGTCGTGAGATTACTGGACCGTGGCAGTCACATCCCAAACGGATGTTGCGACACAAAGCAATGATCCAATGCGCCCGTCTTGCCTTCGGTTTCGCTGGCATCTACGACAAGGATGAGGCCGAACGCATTGTCGAAAATACCACGTATACCGCAGATCGCCAGCCGGAACGCGACATCACTCCGGTTAGTGATGAAACCATGCAGGAAATTAATGATCTGCTGATCACCCTGAATAAAACATGGGATGACGATCTGCTGCCGCTCTGCTCCCAAATCTTCCGTCGCGATATTGGTGCATCGTCAGATCTTACGCAAATCGAAGCAGTGAAAGCCCTCGGATTCCTGAAGCAGAAAGCAGCAGAACAGAAGGTGGAAGTATGACACCAGAAATTATCCTGGCTCGTACAGGTATTGACGTTAGCAACATCGAGCAAGGTGATGAAGCGTGGCACCGTCTACGCCTCGGTGTCATCACTGCTTCCGAAGTTCACAACGTCATTTCAAAACCACGTTCAGGCAAGAAATGGACAGATATGAAGATGTCCTACTTTCTCACCCTTCTTGCTGAAGTTTGCACCGGCGTGGCGCCGGAAGTTAACGCCAGGGCGCTGGCCTGGGGGAAACAGTATGAGGACGATGCTCGCACCCTGTTTGAGTTCACCACTGACGTGAAAGTCACCGGGTCGCCGATCCTTTTCCGTGACGAGGACATGCGTACCGCCTGTTCTCCTGACGGCCTGTGCAGTGATGGCCGCGGTCTTGAGTTGAAATGCCCTTTCACCTCTCGCGACTTTATGAAATTCAGGCTTGGCGGCTTCGAGGCTATCAAATCCGCCTATATGGCCCAGGTGCAATTCAGCATGTGGGTAACCGGGAGAGATGCCTGGTATTTCGCGAATTATGACCCGCGCATGAAGCGAGAAGGCATTCACCACGTGGTTGTTGAGCGCGACGACAAATACATGTCCCTCTTCAATGAAATGGTACCGGAATTTATCGAAAAGATGGACGAAGCGCTAAAGGAGATTGGCTTCACGTTCGGGGAGCAGTGGCGATGACGCAGGCAACAACGGCAATACTACCAGTTGAAAAAAGTGTTCCGCGCACCTGGCGTCGCCCGTTCCTGAAATGGGCTGGCGGTAAATACTCCATGTTACCCGATCTTTACCAGATCATTCCGGCAGGTATGCGCCTGATTGAACCGTTTGTCGGTGGTGGCTCGGTGTTTCTCAACTCAGACAAACATGCCTGCTTCCTGCTGGCCGATGTGAATACCGACCTTATCAACCTGTACCAGATGTTGGCTGTTGTACCGGATACGGTGATAAGGCACGCCAGGGTAATGTTTGACCGCCTCAATGACGCCGAAAGCTATATGGCGCTACGGGAAGAGTTCAATGCTCAGGTGATGGACGGACCGGAACGAGCCGCCGCTTTCCTTTTCCTTAACCGTCACTGCTTCAATGGCCTGATCCGGTACAACAGCAACAACCAGTTCAATGTCGGCTGGGGCAAATACCCGTCGCCTTATTTCCCGGAAGAAGAGATCAGGGCATTTACCGAAATGGCGCACAACTGCGTATTCATGGCGGCGGGATTTCGCCAGACGCTGGCGCTGGCGGGAGAGGGTGACGTTGTGTACTGCGATCCACCATACGAGCCAATGCCCGGCACCGCTGGCTTCACTAGCTACGCCTCCGGTGGGTTCTCATGGGATAGCCAGGTAGCGCTTGCTGAAAGCTGCGTTGCAGCCCATCAGCGCGGCGCAAAGGTGTTTATCAGTAATTCTACCGCACCACGCGTTATTGAACTTTACGAGCGGCACGGCTTCACTTTGCACCGGGTCAATGCCCGCAGATCAATATCGAGTAAAGGCAGTACCCGAGAAACAGCGAACGATATCGTCGCCTCACTGGGGATTTAGTGATGATGAAACTTATTAACAGAAGTAAGCAATCGCCATTGGGCCGTCGCGCATGTGATGTTGCACTGGCGGCGCATCATGAAAAGTTCGGCGATTACGGCAGACAAAAGCACGTTACCAATTACACCGTTGTAGTGGATGGCGTAAAGGTGCCTGTTGAAGTAGTTAACCGGGCCACCAGCTACGTAGCCACCGCAATGATCGGCGTCCGGAAACTTAGAAATCTGCCAGCACAGGCAAACTGAATATTAGCGATGGCCCGCTGCGGGGCCACTGGAGAAAACGATGAGCAACATTATCCAACTGACGCCAAACAAGTGGGTTAGCGAAAAAGTTCTGATTGCGGTTACCGGGCTTAAGCCCGGAACCATTACCCGCGCCAGAAAAGAATCCTGGATGCTGGGCCGCGAGTACCTGCACATTTCACCAGACGGAAATCCGAAGCCTTCGAGCGAATGCATATACAACAGAGAAGCCGTTGATCAGTGGATCGAGGCGCAGAAAAAAATCAACCAGGTGCGAAGACAACATGAAAAGCAGTACACTCGTCAATGCTCCTGGACGTCAGGAGGGATTAATGGCTAATGCATCATACCCGACAGGCGTCGAAAACCACGGCGGTTCGCTCCGCATCTGGTTTCTGTATAAAGGTAAACGTGTCAGGGAAAACCTTGGTATCCCTGACACTGCAAAAAATCGCAAGATAGCTGGCGAACTGCGTTCTTCGGTTTGTTTTGCGATAAGGATGGGGAATTTTAACTATGTGGAAAAATTCCCAAACTCACCGAACCTTGCCCGGTTCGGTCAGGATAGAAAGGAAATTACTGTGCTGGAGCTTACCGAAAGATGGTCCGAGCTGAAGAGAATGGAGATCAGCTCTAATACCATGAGTAGGTACGAATCTATCATAAAAAACATGCTTCCACTCATCGGCGAAAACAAAATGGTTTCTGCGGTGACTACTGAGGATTTGCTGTATGTCAGGAAGGAGTTGCTGACGGGCTTTCAGGTAATGAAGAAGGATCACCGGACTCAGGTTAAAGGCCGGAAATCGTCCACAGTGAATAATTACATGATGCTGATGGCCGAGATCTTCCAGTTTGGAACAGATAACGGCTATGCAAAGGAAAACCCGTTTAGCGGAATTAACCGTCTCAAGAAAGCGAAAGGGGAACCAGATCCACTCACGACAGACGAGTTCATCAGGTTTATCCAGGCATGCGGCCACCAGCAGATGAGAAATCTCTGGTCACTGGCAGTCTATACCGGAATGAGGCATGGGGAGTTGTGCGGTCTGGCCTGGGAAGATATCGATCTGCATGCCGGGACGATCATTGTGAAGCGCAACCTTACCCAGACGGATGAGTTCACCCTGCCAAAAACCGACGCAGGTACTGACAGGGTGATATATCTCATTCAACCAGCTATTGATGCCCTGAGGAATCAGGCCCAGTTGACACGCCTTGGCCGGCAGTTTGAGGTTGAAGTGAAGTTGCGGGAATATGGACAATCTGTCATTCAGCCCTGCACGTTCGTATTCAGCCCTCAATGCGTCAAACGTGGACCTCGCACAGGATATCACTACGCGGTTAATTCCATTAATAAAATTTGGGCCCCGATAATCAAGCGTGCCGGCATTCGTTACCGTAACGCGTATCAGTCACGACATACCTATGCATGCTGGTCATTATCAGCTGGTGCTAACCCAAACTTTATAGCAACGCAGATGGGGCATACCGATGCACAGATGGTTTACAAGGTGTATGGAAAGTGGATGTCAGAGAAGAGCGCAGAACAGGTTTCTCTGCTCAACCAGGCACTTTCCCGCTATGCCCCATCACTGCCCCAAAGCATGGTAGCAGCGCAGTAG